AACACAAATACTTTACAACGCAGGGTATAGTGTAGAGAATATTTACCCCAAAGGCAATGATATTCCTGAACATGTTTTATGTATAGCAGATTGGGAGTACGGATATGATGTCAAAGAAGAAACTTATGGTGATATGTTTGAAATGGGAATTATTGACCCACTAAAAGTCACCCGTAGTGCATTACAAAACGCAGTGTCTGTTGCTGTAACAATACTATCAACTAACGCCATTGTAACTATGGCTCGCTCATACGAAACAAAATGAAAGTAATTGGAACAAATATTCTTATCAATCAGATAAAGGAAGATGTAAAAACAGAATCTGGATTACTTTTATCTTCAGACGATACCAGTAAGTTTAGATATCAAAAAGGAAAAGTTATAGAACCAGGCAGTGAAGTTTCTGTAGTTAAGAAAGGTGACACTATTTATTATGACGAGAGCCGAGGTTACACAATGCTTATTGAAAACGAAAAGTTTACCATCATTCAATTAAGGGACGTTGTTGTAGTATTATAAGGATTAGTCTTCATACTTTTTTTCTTTTAGCTCCCGGTTCATTTCAGTTATAAAGTTTTTATAAACCTTATCTGAATATGATACGTTTTTAGCGTATATAGGGTTTGCCGATTGACTTGTGGGTATTTCTTCTCCTTCTAATTTTTTGTAAGTAGAACTTATTAGTCTGACCGCTTTGTATGACAGCTGATACAATCCCTTTGTTTTACCTGAACGCTTTCTAAAAACTTCAATCCAGCCATCACGCAATAGATTGTCAAATCTATTTACATTCCAAGACAACAACTCATCAAACTCATCAAACCTGTCTTTTGAAAAATAAGATTCTGAATATAAAAAGAATAATATATCTAAATCAGCCTGTGTTAAATTGTACTTAGCTTTTATAAAATACCTGATGACACGCCAATATTTTAGGTAGTCGTGATTTCGATTTGACATAAATTAAATTTTGTAACTTTGTCACAAAGATAAATAAATGAGTTCAGATAAAAATGACATTGCATTTAGAAATGCTGTTATAGATAGGTTAAGGAATTTAGAGAAAAGTAAAAAAACTAAATCTAAAAAAAAGCCATTACCTAAAACAGGACTAAGAACATTTGGAAGCAAACCTACATTACCAACACAATAACTAATGGCTAAAATAAGTAATCAAGAGGCATATCCGCTTATCAGTAATTTATCTGGCAGTGACTATTTAGTTTTAACAGATGCTGACTCAAACCCTATAGAGAAGCAGACTAAAACTGTTACTGTAGACCAGTTGGCTGGTTATATAAATGGCGGTGGAGGAGAGGGTCTTTGTAGCCCCTTTATTGTACTTCAAAATGTAAACTCTTGTGATAATCCTTATAACAGCCAAGTTGCTGTAATTAGCAACAACTTCACATCATCAGACCAAGTAGGTATATACAACTTTGTAACAAAAACCGGTCACACACCAGGAACAGAAACGCCAAATGATTTATTTTACGGGACATTTAATAGATTAGTTTACAACGGAACAGACCCTATTGGAGAGATTTACGGCACATATAACCTTGTAGATTTATCTACAGTTGCTGATGCCGCAATAAGCAATGGGATGTATGGTTCTGTTAATGTTGCTCAACTACAACAAGGTGGGCAAAAAATTGTTGGTGTAGTTGGTGGAGCACATAACCAATCAATTTTAAACTCAAACACGCATACAGGAAATATAACTAATGCTATAGGTACGCAGAGTACTATCGACATTACTGCTCCTTCTTCAACTGTAAATTATGCTTATGGCCACTTGATTGATTTAAGTTTTAATGGCTCAACAGTAGATGAAGGTTACGGAATCTGCATGCGAACTTCACTAACAAACTCTAATGATATTCAAGAGTTTACGTATTTAGAAACAAAAGACACTGTTCCCGTTGCCACAACGACAAAATTTATTAAAAGCACATTGGATGTTCCTTCTGAATTAGCTGGACACCTACAAGCAAAAAGTTTAACACTTACCGATTGTCCTATATTTGCTGACAATGTAGCGGCTACAAATGGCGGATTAACAGCTGGAGATGTTTACCAGACGGATGGTACGGCAGAAAACCCATTAAATGTTCCTGGAATATTAATGATTGTACAACCAGATATTCAGCCAACTGAATATACTGTTGTTCTTAATTTAACAAACTCAATTGTAGATGTATTTCCTGGACAAGTAGAATATCAATTAAGCGGAGCTTTAAACGGAGCAACAGTAACGGGTACAGCAGGAACTTCTTATGAGTTTTTAACTACAGCTGTAGCTAACCAAGGGTTTGAATTTAACCCAGAGTTTGCTTCTACCAACCCAACAGGATTAATTCCTGTAGGCGGAGCTACAGTTAATGGTGAGCTAACCGGGACAGTTGTTGCACTTCCACCAAATGAGTTTGTGGTAACTATGACACCGCTAACAAATAATATTGAAGACTTAAACCCAGGTGCGCCAAACTATACTATTACTGGTAATTTACAGGGCGACACTATAACTGGTCAGCAAGGTACGCCGTATTCATTTACAACTGTAGTAACTCCAAACCAAGGATATCAGTTTGACACTAACAATCCGTTTAACCCAACAAATCCATCTGGAACTATTCCCAGCAACAACTTAGACGTAGAGCAAGTATTGGCGGGAAAAATTATCCCAGATTCTGATGTTACTGTAACGATGACACCGCTTGTAAATAATATTGTAGATAATGAGCCGGGCGGCCCACATTACACTTTAACTGGAGACCAAGATGGGGCTACTCAATCTGGACAGCCATTTGTTGGAACATATTCCTTTGCTACCGGAGTGACTGTAGACCCTGGATTTGCATTTGACACAAATAATCCATTTACAGCAACTGACCCTTCTGGAACTTTCACATCTGCTAACCAAAATGTAACACAGACATTATCCGGTACTATTGTTCCTGTTGCCGATGTAACAGTTACAATGACACCGCTTGTAAACAATATTGTAGATAATACTGCTGGAGCGCCCAATTATACGTTAACTGGAGATTTACAAGGCGCACAGCAAACAGGTCAACCTTTTGTTGATACATACGCTTTTGTAACGGGAGCAAATGTTAATGCAGGATTTCAGTTTGAACCATCTAATCCGTTTGCTGCTGTTAATCCATCTGGAACATTCTCAGCAAATTCAACAAATGTACAGCAAACAGTATCAGGTACTGTAATTGCGTCTTCTACTGAAGACCCTTACAACCCTATTCAAGGGCAAGCAAGGCTAATAAAAACAGACGCAGCTTCACAAATACAATTGTACGATTTAGATTTTAACCCTCTTTCTCCACCAACCCCTTTTGCAAACATACCTTCTGGGTATAATTTAGCTGGGGTAAGTGATGACTTCACGAAAATGATTGTTACAGGAGACACAACATCTCCACTAACAGCATTACAATCTGTTGATAGTGGGCAAACTTTTACAACTGTAAACGTACAGGTGTTAGGACAAGCAGATAGAACATCTTGGACAAAAACAAAAATGTCAAAATCAGGAGATGTAGTTATATCTTTAATAAATGTAGGGGAGCCTGTGACTGATAGAAGATTAATTATATCACGTGATGGAATGGCTTCTTGGTCAGAGTTAAGTACAGATGTAATCCCTCCACTTTCTACTTGGCAAAATATAGTTGATATACGCCAAATAGATATGTCTGCAGGAGGTAAGTTTATATTTGTTGCTCTTAGGTTAGAAGACCCTATTGTTGGTAATTTAAACAAAACTTTTATTTCAAGCGATTATGGTGTTTCTTTTACATCAACTGAAACTATCACAGGAGTTATTACAAATTCCGGAATAGTTGGTATGATATCAGGCAAAGGGGAGTACATCACACTTATAAATGCCGGTACTTCTTTTACCTATGCCAACTCTTATCAATCAACTGATTATGGGCAAACATGGACTCAAAAAGATTATTCAGGGTTGTCTGATACTATTTCCTCTGTAATGGGAAGTAGTGGGGTTGCTCAAAATACTGATGGTAAATATTATACAATTTCAGGAACTAAGAATAATACCATACAATGGTACGGCTCTAACTTTGCAGCCTCATTGCCTCAAGCAAGTCGCACCGGTATACAAGCTCCAAATGTTAGAACCTCTAACTCTGGACTAACAATAATAGGCACAGATTCAAACGACCCCACTCCAGCTTACAATTACTCAACAGATGGAGGATTAACATGGACAGCTTCAGGTAACGCTGGAAACGTAGGTGATGGGCCAACGTTTATAGTAGACGTAGGATTTCCAATTGACGACTATGTTCCTGTAGAAGGAGCAAACGCTACGTTTTTGTCGGGGTTAAATGGAACCCCATACGTTACTTTATTAGATAGTTCTTTAAATGTTACCGCACCCCCAGTACCATTTGGCGCAACTACAAACGGTGAAGGCTTTATTGTGGCAAGTGATGACTATGAATACGGATTAGCAGCAAGTGCATCCGGAGGTTCTATATCTCTTACAACGGATTTCGGCGTTAGTTGGGCAACTGTGCCTGGAGTAACAGGAGGTAGTTACGGATTCACAAAAATGTCAAAAAGCGGCAAGGTCATAGTAACCATTGACACATCAAATTTTACAAGACACAAATTTTGGGTTTCTAATGATTTTGGTTCAACATGGACAGACCAAGCTAATAAATTTGACGCATTACTTCCAGCTGGTATAAATTTTGAAAAGGCCGAATCCCCTGCTTTATCAGGTAATGGCAAATATATTTATGTTGGATTAAGTGATGATACTAACCCAGCCTCTACCAATGGATATCTTGCAAGGTCTATTGATTTTGGCGTAACTTGGGAATTAGTTTCAAACAATATGCTTGGCAGTAGGTTTAATTTATTAGATATGTCATGTTCAGGAACAGGACAGTATGTAACTGCTTTGGGGCCTGTAGGCAACTTCTCAGCCTTACGAAATCAATATTCAGATGATTTTGGACAAACTTGGAAACTTTCTTCTCAAGTAAACATCACCCCTAACAATCATCTTAAACAAAGCTATGATGGTCAATATGTCGCTGGCGGAAGTAATGTAGGCAGCTTTTATATTAGCTCTGATTATGGGGCTACATTTACACCAGTAAATGGAATATCAGCAAATTACGGTGTATCTATGTCGAACACAGGTCAGTTTATATTTTTGGAGCGTATAACTAATCCAGTTGGTGGTTATTTAAGCAGTGATTTTGGAGCATCTTGGACTTTTTTACCAAAGCCAACTAACACAACTTATACACCACCCGTATTTCTTATAGATAATACCTAAAATAATTATGGCAAAAAAAGGACGAACAAAAGGAAATAAAATATGCCCCGCAGGTATTGCGTGGGCGAAGCGTACATTTGATAAGTACCCTTCAGCTTACGCTAATATGGCGGCAAGCAAGTATTGTAAAGACCCTAACTACGCTAAAGGCGCTAAAAAGAAATAATTATGCAACACCGACAACTAAAAAAAGTAGTGGCTGATTTAAAAAAAGCATCAGCCATGCACTTGAAACAATCCAAAATTATTGATAAGCATATAAAAGATATGCAAAAAATGCAAAAGAAATGAGCAAGTTAAGCAAAGGCCAAAGGAAAATAGCAAGAGCTGCATTTCCTTTTGATAAAATAACAGCAGAGGATTTTAAGTCTCTTAAGAAAAAAAAGAAAAATAAAAAGTAGAAATTATGCCAACAGTAAGTTATAGCTGTCCAACATCGGGCAAGACATTGAAAAAAAGTTTTCCCTACAATGCGGTAGGAAAAGCTCAAGCGCACACATTTGCAAAAACAATGGGAGGTTCTATGAAGAACAACCCAAACAAAAAAATGACAGAAAGCGGTTACTAAAAAGAAATAATTATGCCATTCCCAGGACACAAGAATTACGGAAAGATGGGGCCTCTCAATGAGAATGAAATCCCCATGAGAAATAAAGACATTAAAAAGCTTAGGTCTAAGTTTAAGGTTGGGCCTTCTGGACAGTCATACAATCCAGACCGAGTTCGTAAGATGAAGAAAAGAAAAACAACAGCATGAAAAAGCACGGAGACATAGGATTTAGAGATAAGGATATTAATTATGTTACATCCAGGTCTTCTTATACTTCATCAAATAGAATGACCAGAAGTGGATACGCAAATAAAGAAAAGTTTAGACGGGACAGTATATCTACAAGCCCAGATGGTTCATCTGCAAGCAAAACAAAACTAAAAAATAAAAACGGAAAGAGTACTTCTGTGTTTAAAAAAATAAATGTTACACCATCAGGCGGGACTGTTTTAAAAAAGAGAAATAACCGAAGTTCTGAAAGAAACATATCAAGAAAAGCAGCTGAAAGAAAAATAAAAAGACTTCAGCGTAGACAACAAAGAATGATGTAATGGGTGAATTAGCAAAATGGCGTGACCAGAAATGGGTTCGCATTGGTACTGACGGAAAAATAAAAGGCCCTTGCGGTACTTCTAAAAACAAGAAGAATCCAGACCGTTGTTTGCCGTTAGCAAAAGCACGTAGTTTATCAAAAAGACAATTGGCTGCAACAGCCAGAAAAAAAAAGAGAGCAGGGAGCAGGGGTACTCAATTTGTCTCTAACACTTCTGCTGCAAGAGTAAGAAACGCATAGTATGGCAGATAAAAGCAAGATGAAATGTAATGTCGTTAGACCAAGCGACAGAGCTGGTAAAAAGAAAATGGTTAAGGCATGTGAGGGCGGAAAAGAGAAGCTTATTCACTTTGGAGCTAAAGGATATGGCCATAACTATTCTGCTGCAGCACGTAAGTCATTTAAAGCTCGACATAAATGTAATACCGCTAAATCTAAACTAACTGCGAGATATTGGGCTTGTAAAAATCTATGGGCAGGTAAAGGGGGTTCTACTAAGTCATCTCCAAAAAGTCGTAAGGGAAAATATTAGTATCTTTGTAAAATGAGTAAGTTTAAAGCTTTAGTAAAAAAATTAATGGCTGACGGCAAGTCTCGCACAGCCGCTCAAAAGATTGCATATAGCATTGGCGTAAATAAGTACGGCAAAAAAGGCATGGCAAGAAAAGCAGCGGCTGGAGCAAAACGAGCCAGACGCACCTAAATATATAATATGAAACATCAAGGTTACAATGCTCGCTTAGACGAGTCTATCGGAAGCAAGCACAAAGGCAAACACTCTCAGTCAATGAAAGACAGAAGAGACGAATCAAAGGGGATGGCGAAAGCTATGACAGGCCACGCTTACAGTGGAGACCATCACATGGATAGACACTATCCATCAAGTGTAAAAGGACATCTATCTAAACTTATTAAAAAGTAAGAATAGATGAGTAAATTAAAGTGTAAATGGAATTGGTTAATGTCTAAACTTATGTTTAAGTTAGACAGCTGTCCCAATAAATTGTGTACATGTAAAAAATGAAATCAAGAGGATTAGGAGATACCATCGAAAAAATAACTACCGCAACTGGAATTAAAAAAGTTGTAGACACTGTAAGCAAGGCAACAGGGAAACCTTGCGGATGTGGTGAGCGTAGAGATAGTTTAAATAGAAAATTCCCATATAAGAAATAAAATGGCGTATCAAAAATTACAAGCAGGAAGAGCCTCAATAGTTACCCCAAGTGACACTGACACTATTCCTTCTATTTCAGGAGGAGTAAACAATGGTTGTGTTCTTTATGTTGGAGTTGGAGGTGATGTGAGAGTTGAAACAGCTGGTGGTGATGATGTTGTGTTTAAAAATTTAGCTACAGGCTCATTTGTACCAGTTCAAGTCGTAAAGGTATTTGCAACTAATACAACAGCAACCGACATTATATCATTGTGGTAAAACAAAAACAATGGCTTTATCAATTGCAATAGCAAATATTATCTAACCAAGCATTTAGTCCTCCTGACTGAGAAGATTGGACGGCTACATTTGAATATACAGAATGTTGTCCGTAAATATTCTGTAATTATTTTACTATATTTGTATCATGGAATTTCATCAAACCTCTACGCTCGTAAATGATATAGAAGTAATATATACACTCGTAACAAATGAGCAAATTAAGCGAACAGACCAAGATTGATTTAACACCAAAAAATCTTGTTACAATCATTCTACTTGTCATATCCATGACGGGCATGTATTATTCTCTTCAAGCTCAAATACAAGAAGCTAAACTCCTACCTGCTCAATCGCCAATTAATTCTGAAATAACAGATGCGCTCATCAAAACAAATACAGAGTTAGAGTTTATAAAGCAAGAGCTTTCAGACGTTAAACAACAACTTCAAATAATGGAAGAGCGTCTTTATGAATTAAAATAAATAAATGAGAACAATTGATAAAATAATTATTCATTGTTCCGCTACACCGCCAAACATGTATGTAGATGCAAAACTGGTGGACGATTGGCACAAGCAAAGAGGGTGGTCAGGAATTGGCTACCATTTTTTTATTAAAAGAGATGGTCAAATAGAATTAGGCAGGCCTTTAGAAAAACAAGGCGCTCACACTAAAAATCAAAATAAAAATAGCATTGGTCTTTGTTATGCTGGTGGGGTTAATGAGGATATGTCTCCAGAAGACAACAGAACAAGCGCTCAGATTGCAAGCCTTCTTTCTTTACTAAGATTGCTAAAAAATATATTTCCCAAAGCTACTATATATGGTCACAGAGATTTTTCAACAAAATCTTGCCCAAGCTTTGATGCAACAAATGAATACTGTACGTTATGAAAAAAATTATACAATGGTTAACTGGCGGCGTAATTAAACAAGTTGGTAATGTTATTGACGACTTAGTTACTACAGATGAAGAAAGGCTTGAGGCTAAGCAAAAAATTCAAGAGATTTTAGAGCAAGCTGATAAAGAGGCTCAAGAGGAAGTTAGCGCCAGGTGGAAGTATGATATGCAGTCAGATTCTTTTTTGTCTAAAAATATAAGGCCAATGGTTCTTATTTATCTAACTGTAATATTCACAGCTTTATGTTTTACTGATGGAAATATAGGTGAATTTAAAATAGCAAAAGAATATATACCGATTTTTCAATCATTATTAATTACAGTTTACGGAGCTTATTTCGTTGGAAGGACTTGGGAGAAAACCAAAAAAGATAGGCAAGAATAAAATTCATATCTTTGTACAATAAATCAAATAATTTTAAATCATGGCAAAATTAAGTCAAAAAGAGTTAGAAACTCTACAATCGTTAAACAATGAATTTACTAAGACAAAAGGCGCTATAGCTGATGTTGAAATTCAAAAGCATAGTTTAATAAACTCTTTAGTTGAATTAAAAGAAAAGTTCGCTAAAGAAGAACAGAAGTTAATCGAAAAATATGGGGAAAATTCTGTTGTAAATATTCAAACAGGAGAGGTCTCAGAGAAAAAAGAATAATATAGATGTCAAAAATCAGTGATAAACTTTCGTACCCTGAAGCATCACCAATACAGGGTGCGGATTATTTAATAGGTACAGACGCAGACTCTTCTCCAATTGAGAAGCAGACTAAAACTTTTACAATATCTGACCTAAAAGATTTTATCATTGATGGACTTTTTGATGGGGTTTCATACAGAATACCCGTATTTACTGCGGCTTCAGCGGGAGCTGATTCCGAGAAAATAGTAAGCTCCCTTATAAGTCAAGATACAGCTCAGCAGTCTGGGTCATTTATTTTAGGCACAACTGTAACTATAGATAATGGCTCAGGAGCTGGAAGCTTAATAGTGGCCGATGCCTTTACACCCTTTGGTGTTTCTACTTTTGAAGGAGATGCTTTCTTTAAGACAAACGCAACAATAAACCCCGATGCTAATTTATATTTACTTGGAAAAATTTATGATGCTAATAGTTCTATTGGAAACAATGAACAAGTATTAGTTTCTGATTCTTTGGGCAATGTAACTTGGCAAAACTTTCAGGGCTCAGGACTTGAGTTTCAAGGAGCTTGGGACGCAAGGACAATTGCCGAGGGTGGTGTTACTGATGGTGGTAATCCAAATCTTCAAAACATACAACTAATAGCTGGAAACACTGGTAAATACTGGGTAGTTTCTACAGCCGGAACAGCTTCGTTGCAGGGGCAAACATCCCCAATAACTCAATGGAGTCCTGGCGACTGGGCTATTATATCTGAAGATGATGCAGGTAATATATTCTGGGATAAAATAGACAACTCTTCTGTAGACGGAGGTGGAACAACAAACAACATGGCTATGTGGACAGCTTCCAAGGTTCTTGGTAATGCTGCACCAGTATCTATGATTCAAGACCCTGGTAATAACAACTTAACTATTGGCACTGGTGGTGGAGAAAAAGTGGTTGTTGAATCTATTCTACAATTACAAGGGGCTGTTGAAGACAGTGGGGCTACTTTAGGAACAGAAAACCAAGTTCTTGTTTCTGACAATTCAGGCCAATTACAATATGAAAATATTAGTACGTTTGACGTAGAAAGCGCTGAAAAACTAAAACAGACAGTTAGGTTTACGGAAGCGGTGAATGCAGGTGACCCTGTTTATATAACGGGATATGGTAATCTTACTGAAGTACAAAAAGCTTTTGCATCCGACCCCAATAAAATGGGAGCTGTAGGATTAGCAACAGCAAATCAAAGTATAAATAGCACGGGCGAAATAATTATAGCTGGTGATTTCCCTGATTTCAACACTTCATCTTATAGTGTAGGCGACTCATTGTATGTCGCAGCAATCGGGGGTCTTACAAATGTTAAGCCAATAACTCCCAACTTAATACAAAAAATTGCGGTTGTTTCCAGGTCAAATGCAAATAATGGAGATATTGAAGTATTTGCTTTAGGAAGAGAGAATGACGTTCCTAATCTTGCTGAAGGTAAAATATTTGTAGGAAGCGCAGCAAACACTATTGAATCAGGTACTGTATTTATAAATGAAAGCTTAAAATCTGTAGTTTTAAATAATCCCACCCTGAATACAGCAAGTAGTACACAATCTACAGCTATGGGAAATAACACAACAGCAAGTGGAGCTGCTTCTACAGCAATGGGTACTGCAACTACAGCAAGTGGATTTGCTTCAACAGCTATGGGTGACAGTACAACAGCAAGTGGACAGTATTCTATAGCTATGGGTTCTCAATCAACAGCAAGTGGGGACGGTTCTACAGCTTTATGTGAAGAAACTGCAGCAAGTGGAGATTTTTCTATAGCTGCGGGATATCAAACCGATGCAAGCGGAAGTGCATCAACAGCTATGGGTGACAGTACAACAGCAAGTGGGGAATTTTCTATAGCTATGGGTGCATCTACAACGGCAAGTGGAGTTGCTTCTACAGCTATTGGGTCGTCCGCAAGAGCAGAGGCGACAAACTCGCTTGCCGGTGGTTTTAATTCAACAGTTAGGTCAAACGCAGACAGCTCAATAGCTTTTGGATATAAAGCTATAGCTGGATTAGGAATTTCAGATTTTAATGAAAACGCAGCTTTCGGATTTGAAACTTTAGCAGGAGGGTCGTTTGGTGCTTTTGCTATGGGCTGGAGAGCTTTTAATGTAGGCTCTGAAGGACTTGCATCTGGACACGGTAGTTTTGTTTCTGGACATGGCTCAGGCGCTTTAGGAGAAGGCTCAAGCGTTACAGACATTGCCGCTGGTGTAATCGTAACGTCAGTAGGGATACCAAGTACATCTTTTCAACTTTCAAATGTAGTAGGTGGAGCAAACATACAGCCTGGAGACACTATATATAATAATGGCTCTGGGAATCAAACTTGGAGTCTGGCTCAAGATAATAGGATAAATACAGTTGTTAGCGCAACATTTAATGGCGGTACACCTGCGGGTGATGTATACACTATTGTTGTCAACGCGCCAGGATTTATTTTAGATGCAGGTGAGACTGTTTCTATTGTTAGAACGGTAAATGCCACAGAGGGTTCTTTTGCTATTGGAGCGCATAGTATGACATTAGGAAACCGAAGTACATCTATTGGATATTTTGCAAAAGCAGAGTCTGACCAATCTGTAGCTATAGGCGAACAAGCCTGGACAAAAAATACAGGTAGCGTTTCTATTGGTAAATACGCTATAGATAACGCAGCTGACCAAGTTGCGATTGGTGGAGATAATATACGATTAAACGCATACGGCTCTGGAAATGTTACAGGAACAGCAACTTTTGCATTAGGGGTTACCTCTTTTGGAGAAGTTATTGAAATCCCATCTGGCGGCGGAGGTAGTGTTACTGGTGAAGGTAATCAATATAATATTCCAGTATGGAACGGAACAACCGAATTATCTGGGATAACTTCTAATGCTGTTCCTAATAAATTGTTAAGTGGTATAACAACTAATTACATAACAGCAGTAACAGGTTCAAATGTACCTACAGAACATGTTATAAAAAACTATGACAACCAAGCTAATTCAACAAGCACTTTAACATATACTCAATCTGGAGTACTTAGATTTACAGGCGGACAAGGAGGTAGAATAGACGTAGGTTTAAACGCTGCTAATATAGCAAGTGCAGATTTGAATGTCGGAACTGGTGTTGCTACTTTTAAAGGTGGTGTTGTTATATCACCAAGCCCAGGTTCAGTACAGGTTGATAATTCTTCTCTTGTAATAGGTAGCGGTACTAATGATAATATATCAGGTTCTGACCACTGTCTAATTGTAGGTAGTGGTAACCAAATTACAAGTAACTCTGACCAATCAGTTGCATTTGGACAAGGTAACGCGATAACAGGTTCTGTAGATGCTTTTGCTGTGGGTAATTCAAACTCATTAACTTCTTCGCTTAGAACACAAGCCCTTGGTTTCAACAATGCTGTACAAGCGAGCTCAAGCTTTATTGCGGGTGGCGCAAACAGTATTACAGCAACTTCTAATATATTTGCTTTAGGAGATAACCACACGGTTACAGGGACAACTCAAGATGCTTATTTACTTGGAACATCAAATACTATAACTGGCGGTACGGGTAGTTTCGCTATTGGTAGCAATTTAGATGGTGACACTGGAAACCACATGATTGTAGGTTATAGAAACGATAAAACTTCTTATCCAGCAACAGACTATTCACTTGGGCTTGGTAATACCAAATTTGCTTTAGCGGTAGGCTCTACTTCAACTACAAATAGTAATGCGCTACTTATTACAGAAGGCGGTGTTAATAGAGGAGGTGGTGTTGCTCAAGTACCACGTGTGTTGCTTCCAACAGTAACTACATTTTCAGCTTCAAACGATGCAGGTGCAGATGCTTTAGGAGTACCTCAAGGAGCACTGTATCAAAACGAAGGCGTAGTACAAATAAACCGAGGTGGTGGTTCTACAACAAATCCATTGTTTAATAATCAATTCACCTTTGGTCTTTATGTAGGTGGTACTACATCAGCTAATTTGCTCGACGATTACGAAGAGGGGACGTTTACGCCAACGCTAACAGTAACAGGCACGAGTACATCACTAAACGATACATTAGGTAGGTACACAAAAATAGGTAATTTAGTACACGTTGAAATATATATACGAGATTTTGTTCCTGAAGATTTAACAACACAAATACAAAATTGTACAAATTTACCATTTACAATTTTAAACACAACTTTTACAAGCTTTGCAACAGGAACGTTGTTTAATAGTCAAGGTTTTAATACAGGTCGTGGATTGGTTTATGGACTTGATAATACAACAACAATTACTTTTTACGATAATGGATTGTACACAGATTTGCCGGGTGACGAAACAACTGAAGTTACAATAAATATCACATATACAACATCTTAAATAAATAAAAATGGCATTAGAAAAAAATAAGTTAATAGATAAAATAGAAATAGTTGGTGAGTTCAAACATATACAAGTTAGATACCAAACTATAATTACTGAAGACGGTGAACAAATAAGCAAATCTTTATGGCGTGATAGTTTTGCGCCTAACACACCAATTACTGATTTGCCAGCTGAATTGCAACCATACGCAACTACAGCTTGGACAGATGACATTATTTCTGCTTATGAAAAACATATAGAAGACCAGCAGATAATACAAAATATATAATCAAAAACGCCTGGTTAGAGGCACAAAATTAAATTTAAAATAAAATCAAATGGATATAAGAAAAATATCAGTTGGCCCTGATTACAAGTCAGGCGCTATGCACTACTTGGTTGGGCAAGATGTATTAGGTGGTAATTACATTATTCATTTAATAAAGTATGACGAGCCAAAAGATTCTTTCAAAATTTATATTCAAGATAAGGAGGTAGTTATGCTTTGGAAAGAGTTTAGCTCAACAATGCCTATATCAATTGAATATAACATAAACTTTTGAAATCACCATTTAGTTTTATCGTACAACCTCAAGATAATAAGAGGTATAATAACACCAAAAAAATTGGGGGTATTGAATTTGTAGTAAGTACATCTGAAGAAGATTACGAGTCCGCAAACAGGGAGGCTATAGTTTTATCTACACCTATAGGTTATTGTGGTGAAATTGAACCAGGAGACACTTTGCTTGTGCATCATAATGTGTTTAAGTTTTATAACGACATAAAAGGGAGGCGTAAAAGCGGTAAAAGTTTTCTTAAGGAAAATTTGTTTTTAGTAGATAACGACCAATTCTTTTTGTACAAAAAAATTCACCAGTGGTATGCTCATGATAAGTATTGTTTTGTTGAGCCTATACCTCCAAAAGAATCAATTATCTTAAAACCATTAAAGGAAGAGCCTTTAGTCGCAAAGATGATTTACCCAAATAGCAAGCTATCACAACAAGGTGTCAAGAGGGGGGACTTAGTTTCTTTTAAACCGGATAGTGAATACAAGTTTACTTTAGATGGTAAAAAACTTTACAGGATGTATGACCACCAAATAACCATGGTTTTATGAAATCTACTGAAGAAATTAAATTAGAAATTATAAATGCAGGGCGAAGGGCTGTAGAGCAACTTATAAAAGTAGCAAAAGAGGATATAATAAAACCTGACCCTGAAGACGATATATCTGCGGATAGATTAAAAAACGCAGCAGCAACAAAGAAGCTTGCTATATTTGATGCGTTTGAAATTTTAAATAGAATAGAAAGTGAAAAAGAAGCTTTATCTTTAAGTAAAAATAAGAACAGTGTAGATTCAAAACAAGGTTTTGCAGAAAGAAGGTCAAAATAAATTATATAAAGTAGTTAAGGATTATATTTCTAAATCCGTAATAACCAACAAAAACAGAAATAGAAGTTGGGTGTATGGATATAGTGAAAAATATGATGTTGTTGTAATTTCAAAAACAGGTCAAATTGGAGATATAATTTTGATTAACGGACTGTATATAGCACTTCCTAAAACTCCAGATGAGTGTCTTCAAAGACACTCTAAAAAAGAAGAACAGTATTGGGAACGTAAAGAATTGCCTAAGCAACTTTCCAGAATACAATCTATATTCCAATGGAATGAAATGCCTTCAGAGTTTAAAAATAGATGGGTAGATTATATAGAGGGAGAGTTTGACAGGCGGGACGAAGGGGCTTGGTTTATGAATAATGGATTGCCGACATATATTACCGGGGCGCATTATATGTATTTACAGTGGACTAACATTGATATTGGATATCCTGAGTATCGTGAAGCTAATCGTATATTTTATATTTATTGGGAAGCCTGCAAAGCTGATAAGAGAAGTTTTGGTATGATTTACTTAAAAATAAGACGTTCTGGATTTTCATTTATGGGTTCTTCAGAATGCGTAAACACAGGTACGCTTGCAAAAGATTCAAGGGTTGGGATACTTTCAAAAACTGGTGCTGATGCTAAAAAAATGTTTACAGATAAAGTAGTGCCTATATCTAATAGGTTGCCTTTCTTTTTTAAACCTATACAAGATGGTATGGACAAGCCAAAAACAGAGTTGGCTTTTAGAATACCCGCTTCTAAAATTACAAAAAAAAATATGTATAATGTAGAGACTGAAGAGCTCTACGGATTAGACACAACAATCGATTGGAAAAACACAGATGATAACAGCTATGATGGCGAAAAGTTATTACTTTTAGTACATGATGAAAGCGGAAAATGGATAAAGCCAAATAACATTCTTAATAACTGGAGAGTCACAAAAACATGTTTACGTTTAGGTAGTAGGATTATAGGTAAGTGTATGATGGGCTCTACATCAAACGCATTGGACAAGGGTGGTAATAATTTTAAAAAGCTGTATAATGACTCTAATGTTTTTAAACGAAACGCTAACGGACAAACAAAAAGCGGTATGTATAGTTTGTTTATTCCAATGGAATGGAATATGGAAGGCTTTATAGATAGATACGGAATGCCCGTGTTTTATACTCCCAAAAAACCAAAAGTAGATGCTTACGGCGAATACATTAACCAAGGGGCTTTGGATTATTGGCAAAACGAAGTTGAATCATTAAAGTCAGATGCTGATGCTCTTAATGAGTTTTATAGACAGTTTCCCAGAACGGAATCACATGCGTTTCGTGACGAGAGCAAACAATCTTTATTTAATCTTACACGCATATATCAGCAAATAGATTATAATGACTCTATGATTAAAGAGCATTATTTAACAAGAGGAAGTTTTTCTTGGAAGGACGGAATAAAAGACACTAAAGTAATATGGTCTCCGGACAAAAAGGGAAGATTTCTTTGCTCTTGGCTACCGAGCGCAAATTTACAAAATAGATTCTTTAATAAGAATGGAAAAAAATACCCAGGGAACGAACACCTTGGGGCTTTCGGTTGTGATAGTTATGATATTTCAGGAACTGTTGGAGGTAAAGGTTCAAACGGAGCGCTTCATGGTTTAACAAAGTTTAATATGGACGATGCTCCAAGCAATGAGTTTTTTCTCGAATACATAGCCAGGCCACAAACTGCTGAAATATTTTTTGAAGAAGTACTTATGGCTTGTGTATTTTATGGAATGCCAATATTAATTGAAAACAACAAACCCCGTCTCTTGTATCATTTTAAAAACAGAGGTTACCGAGGCTTTAGTTTAAATAGACCTGACAAACAATTTAATCGTTTGTCTAAAACAGAGCGAGAGTTAGGTGGAATACCAAACAGTAGCGAGGATATTAAACAAGCTCACGCATCAGCTATTGAGTCGTATATAGAAAAACACATTGGTATTGATTTAGATGGTAGCTTTAGAGACTCAGATGCAATGGGCTCTATGCCATTTACACGAACATTAGAAGACTGGGCAAAGTTTGATATTAGCAATAGAACTAAGTATGACGCTTCAATTAGTTCTGGTTTAGCCATAATGGCGTGTCAAAAGCACTTGTATACACCTGAAAAGAAAGAATCAAAAATAAAACTTAACTTTGCAAGGTATACTAACAACGGAGTATTAAGTGAATTAATTAGATAGATGAAAGACGTTAAGGTAAATATTTCATCTGTAGGTTTCCCCAGTCAATTTGTTTCTGATGCTGAAAAAGCAACTGACGAGTTTGGATTACAAATTGGGCAAGCAATACAGTATGAATGGTTTAAAAAAGATGGTAACGCTTGTCGTTACTATGACCAATGGAGAAACTTTCATAGACTAAGGTTATACGCCCGAGGAGAGCAATCAGTGGGAAAGTATAAAAATGAAATCGCTATTGATGGCGATTTATCTTACCTTAACTTAGATTGGACTCCAGTTCCTATATTACCTAAATTTGTAGATATTGTTGTTAACGGAATGTCTGATAGGCTTTTTAAAGTAAATGCTTATGCTCAAGACGCAATGTCTCAAGCTAAGAGAAGTAAATATCAAGATATGATTGAAGGTCAAATGGCCGCTAAAGATATTTTGTTAGACATACAAAAAGCGACAGGGGCTGACCCGTTCACCACAGACCCTGAGTCATTGCCTCAAAACGATGAAGAGCTTTCTTTATATATGCAAATAAATTACAAACCCGCTATTGAGATTGCTGAGGAAGAAGCTATTAATACCTTGTTTGAGGAAAATCATTATATAGACCTAAGGAAAAGGTTTGATTATGATTTAACTGTTTTAGGAATGGGTGTTGCTAAACACGAGTTCCTCCCCGGGTCTGGCGTTCAGGTAGAATATGTAGACCCAGCAAATGTTGTTTATAGTTATACTGAAGACCCTCACTTTCAGGATTGTTTTTATTGGGGCGAAATTAAAACATTACCAATTACAGAGCTATTAAAAATTGACCCTAAACTAACTAATGAGGATTTAGAAGAAATTAGCCAGTACAGTCAAAGTTGGTACGATTACTATAATGTCGCTCAGTTTTATGAGAATGATATTTTTTATAAAGATACATGTACCTTAATGTATTTTAATTATAAAACCACCAAGAAGATGGTTTATAAGAAAAAAATATTAGAAAACGGTGGTAGTAAAGTTATAGAAAAAGATGACCAATTTAACCCTCCTGTCGAAATGATGGAAGAGGGTAAGTTTGAAAAGATGGAAAAAACCATAGACGTTTGGTATGACGGCATTATGGTTATGGGTACAAACATTATTTTAAAATGGGAGCTTGCTCAAAACATGGTAAGACCAAAGTCTTCAAGCCAACACGCATTGCCTAATTATGTGGCTGTAGCTCCAAGAATGTACAAAGGTGTTATTGAATCTTTAGTTAGAAGAATGATACCATTTGCAGATTTAATTCAAATAACACACTTAAAACTACAACAAGTTATAGCTCGTGTAGTTCCTGATGGAGTTTTTATAGATGCGGATGGTTTAAATGAAGTTGACTTAGGAACTGGTCAAGCATACAATCCAGAGGATGCGTTAAAAATGTATTTTCAAACAGGTAGTGTAGTCGGAAGAAGTTACACTCAAGACGGTGAGTTTAATCAAGCCAGAGTCCCTATACAACAACTTACGTCAAATAGCGGGCTTAGCAAGACTCAAATGCTTATAGCTAACTACAATCATTATTTAGATATGATACGTGCTGTAACGGGCTTAAATGAAGCCAGGGACGGCTCTACACCAGACCCTAACTCTTTAGTTGGATTACAAAAGTTAGCTGCATTAAATTCTAATACCGCTACACGACATATATTAGATGGCAGTTTGTTTATGTATCGAAGCTTAGCTGAAGCTTTAACTTACCGGGTAGCAGATATTTTGGAGTATGCTGATTTTAAAGATGATTTTGTAAACAAAATAGGAAAGTATAATGTCAGTATACTTAATGATATATCTGATTTATATATATATGACTTTGGTATATTTATAGATGTAGCTCCTGATGAGGAACAAAAAGCTCAATTGGAAGCTAATATTCAAATGGCATTGTCTAAACAAGATATAAACCTTGAAGACGCTATTGATATACGTGAGGTTAAAAACCTAAAGCTTGCTAACCAATTGCTTAAAGTAAAAAGAAAACAAAAACAAGAGAGAGACGAAAAGAATGAAATGGTCAAGCAACAAACCCAAGCTGCTATGCAAATGAAGTCTCAGCAAATGGCCTCTCAAGCTGCTATGCAAAAATCTCAGTCAGAGATGAATGCAAAAATGCAAATTAAACAAGCGGAAATAGCTTTTGAAATTGAAAAAATGAAAACTGAGGCTCAATTAAAAAGCCAGCTTATGGAGCAGGAGTTTCAATATAGCCAGCAATTAAGGGATATATCTGAGAGAGCACTGTCTGATAGAGAACTTCAAAGAGAAGGAGCTAAATCCAAAAGAATTAGCCAGCAAAATACAGAACAATCCAGGTTAATAAATCAGAGAAAAAATAATTTACCTCCGCAAAGATTTGAGTCTAACGAGGACAGCTTAGATGGTTTTGATTTAGCTGAGTTTGAGCCAAGGTAATTGAATATTTTATATTGTTTAATGTACTATCTTTGTACTAAAATTTAATCTAATGGAACTTAAAGTAAAAGAAGTTGGTGCTGTAGAGGAAAAGTCTGCAGTGCAAGTAGAAGAGCAATTGCTTGAAAAAGCAGAGCAACAACACCAGGAGGAAACCGTAGAGGTAAACGAGACTCCTGATATCGAGAAAGTGGATATGAGTAATACCGCTGAGCCCGAAAAAGAAATAGAAACTGTAGAGCCTGAAGACACTACAGAAAAAGAATCAACTCAATCCTCAGAGTTAAACGAGGAAGACGTTCTTTCATTTATTAAGAATAGATACGATAAGCAGATAAATTCTGTTTCAGATTTACTTGAAGAAAGAAAAGAATCTGAAGAATTACCAGAAGATGTTTCTGCTTATTTTGAGTATAAAAAGAAAACAGGTAGAGGAATTGAAGACTACGTTAAGTTAAACAGAAACTTTGATGACATGCCTGAAGACCAGTTGTTAACCGAGTATATCTTGGCCACAGAAGAAGGTTTAGACAAAGAAGACGCAGAGTTGTTGATGGACGACTATTCTTTTGACGAAACTTTGGATGATGAAGTTCAAGTAAGAAAGGTGAAGCTGGCAAGAAAGAAAGCAATTGTAAAAGCTAAAAAGTTTTTCAATGAACAGAAGGAAATGTATAAGCAACCTCTTGAGTCAAGTACGGGGGCTTTTTCCGAAGACAGTGAAGAATATAAAAGCTATAAGCAATATGTGGAGCAAGCTAAAACTTTCGAGCAAGAACAAGCCCGAAAGGTTTCTTGGTTTAACCAAGAGACGGACAAAGTCCTAAATAGTGAGTTTAAAGGTTTTAACTTTACTATTGGCGACACTAAAGTTCTTTACAACCCTGGTGGCTCAGTGGACGAAATTAAAAAGGCTCAAGATACCCCAATGAAATTCATTGGCAAGTATTTAGATGACCAAGGATTAATTAAAGACGCTGCCGGTTACCATAAAGCTTTAGCTGCTGCGCTTAACCCAGATAGGTTTGCTAAGTTCTTTTATGAACAAGGCAAATCCGATGCGACTGAAGACGTAAATCGTAAGATGAAAAATATAAACATGACTACGAGAAACGCTCCAGAGGTTACAACAAAGGGTAAAACGCAGTATCGCTCAATCAGTTCTTCCTCAGGGAAAGGGCTAAAAATCAAGAGTATTAAAAGAAAAAGTTAAACAATTTAAAAAAAACAAATTATTATGGCAGGTTCAGTACAAGCAACCCCAACATTTCAGCTACAGCCAGCACCACAACAGGTGGCTTTAGCTACAAACTATATTACCGATTTCAACTTTTTGAATCAGTATCTACCTGATACTTATGAAAAAGAGTTTGAGCGTTACGGTAATCGAACAATCTCCTCTTTCCTTCGGTTAGTAGGAGCAGAACTACCTTCTAACTCAGACCTTATTAAATGGGCAGAGCAAGGTAGATTACACACCAAGTATATCAAAGTAGGAGCAGGCGCAGTAGTTGCAGGTGGAGAAGTAGTTTTCCAAATCAACGATACTTTAGTTCCAGATAGAGCTGCAACAGGACTTACTGCAGGGCAAATTGCTATTCGTGTAGGTCAAACAGTTGTTATTGCTAACAACGATGGTTCAGGCGAGTTCAAAGGACTTGTAGTAGCTACTGATTTAGCTAATGCACAAGTAACTGTAGCATTCTATGATGCGCAAGGTTATACAGGTGGAACAGGATTAGGAAATTCTGACGCAACAATCTTCATTTATGGTTCTGAATTTAAAAAAGGAACTAACGGAATGCAAGGTTCTTTAGAGGCAGAAGATGAAATCTTTGACAACTCTCCAATCATTCTTAAAGATAAGTATGCAGTATCTGGTTCAGATATGGCTCAAATCGGATGGATTGAAGTAACTACAGAAAATGGAGCGAGCGGATATCTATGGTATCTAAAATCAGAGCACGAAACAAGACTTCGTTTTGACGACTATCTTGAGACTGCAATGATTGAAGCTGTTCCTGCAGAAGCTGGTTCAGGAGTTAAAGCTCAGGTTCTATCTGACCAAGTAGGAGACAAAGGTTCCGAAGGTATATTCCATGCGGTTAGCACAAGAGGTAACCTTTATGCTGGCGGAAACCCATCAGTACTTGGAGATTTTGACGCTATTATTTCTCGTTTAGATAAGCAGGGTGCTATTGAAGAAAATGTAATTTTCTTGAACAGAGACTTTGGCTTTGACATTGACGATATGTTAGCAGCTCAAAACTCTTACGGAGCTGGTGGTACATCTTACGGATTGTTTGACAATGACGAAGAGATGGCGTTAAATTTAGGTTTCACAGGATTCCGTAGAGGTTATGATTTCTACAAGTCTGATTGGAAATACCTAAATGACCCAACGATGCGCGGTGGTTTAGCGGGCGGAGCAACTTCAGGACGTGTAAACGGACTATTAGTTCCTGCTGGTTCAACTACAGTGTATGACCAAATCCTTGGCAAAAACGCTAAGAGACCATTCCTTCACGTGCGTTACCGTGCTTCAGAAACTGAAGACAGACGTTACAAAACGTGGATTACTGGTTCTGCTGGTGGAGCTGCTACATCGGATTTAGATGCGATGGAAGTTAACTTCCTATCAGAAAGATGTGTTTGTACAATGGGTGCAAACAACTTCTTCTTGTTTACAGATTAGTACATTACCAAAAGGGGGTGTCTTCAAAGACACTCCCTTTTTTATTATTTTAATTAAATTATATTCAAATGAAAAAAAGAAAGCAACTTGTAGATAAAGCCTACAAACTAACCAGAAACGCAGCGCCATTATCTTTTATGCTGCCAACAAGACATAATCGTAGAAACCCTCTATTATACTTTGACGAGGAAACCGGAACAAACAGGCCGCTACGATATGCACGAAACCAAAATAGCCCTTTTGAAGACGAGCAGGACGGCAACGCTATCGTTGAACCTATCATTTTTGAAGATGGATTTTTAAGCGTACCTAAAACTAACCCGGTGCTTCAGGAGTTCTTACATTACCACCCTATGAACGGAAAACGTTTTGTAGAGGTTAACCAAGAGGCTGATGCGCAACAAGATGTGGATAAATTAAACTCACGTGTAGACGCTTTGATTGAAGCTCGAAGTCTAACTATAGAGCAAGTGGAAAACATATCCAGTGTTTTATTTGGTATAGACCCATCTAAGATAACATCCTCAGAATTACGCAGAGATTTGCTTGTGTTTGCAGAAAATCATTCACAAGATTTTTTGTCAGCTATTAACGACCCGATGATGAAGCTTCAAGCTACCATCACTCAATTGTTTAATAAAAAGATTTTAATTTATAAGAACTCTAAAAAAGACGTATATTTTAATACGTCTTCAAACAAAAAACGAATGTTGACTTTACCTTTTGGCGAAGACCCACTATACGTTATAGCTTCATACCTTCAATCTGATGATGGTATAGAGACGCTAAAGTTTTTAGAAAAAAAGTTAGAAAGTGAAAAATAAGTTATATATTTGAATGAGTTATTTATAAAAACGTAATTGATTGCTCATAGTCAATTCTCCAAAAGGAGGTCATGAAAACGTGGCCTCTTTTTTTTTGCTTATCTTTGTACAAAAGATATTTACAGATGAGTATGATAAATTCAGTG